CCACGTGGGTGGTAACTCAGACGTTGAGCAAAAGGAGCTGTACGATCGGGTCGATGACTCAGTCTGTGCGGTTCAGTCAGCGATGGAGGAGGGCATTGTAGCAGGTGGAGGTCTCGCTCTGTACCGAATCGGTCAGCAGTTGCTGAATGAAAACTATAACAACAGGGTTGTTGAGTGTTTTGTGAGTGCAATCCAGGCTCCGTTCAACCAAATTATTAAGAATGCGGACCTAGACAGCGAATTTATCCTTGGGATGCTTCGAGATACGTCAGGTAACGAGGGTCTCAATGTTAAGACCAACGAGATTGGAGACATGTTCGACATGGGGATCGTTGATCCGCTAAAGGTTACAAAGACCGCTTTGAAAAACGCCATCTCCGTGGCGACTACAATTTTAACTACAAACGCAATAATCGCAAATGAGACCAATAGGTAAGTATCTGGTAATCAGAAAAATAGAAAAAGAAGCCCGAACACAAGTCGGGCTTCTACTGTCAGCTGATGACAAAAATAAAATGCGCTATGGTATAGGTGAGATTGTCAAGGTTGGTGACGATGTTAAGTCGGTCAACGATGGCGAGTTTATCTACTATGATAAGTTTGCTTCTCATGAAATGATTATTGCTGGAGAGGTTTTGACTGTAATACTTGAGCGAGACGTTGTCGTTGTTCTTGAATCTCCTGACGTCTTTGGCGTTTAGCCTCCTTCATTTCCATGTTCATCTTTCTGATGAAGTTTCTCATGACCTTGTCTGAGTAGACAGTGTCCTTGAGGAACATTGGATTAGTGTGAGGGTCCATTGAGATCTCCTCACGGTTGAGCTTCTTGTACATTGCGTTCACTGCTCGCCTACCCTTCTCAGTAATTTCATAGAGGGCCCTAGAGTTGTATGTCTTTTCACGCCATACGTGAACCCATCCATTCTCTAGGAGCCTTCTAAATCTATCGATATCCCAGCTCAGTACGTTGTTGTACTCCTCAAATCTTTCGTTGTCAAAATAACCCTCGCTGTATAGGAACAGGAGCATGTCCAGGTCCTGACTTTTTAGGTTGTACTTGCGTAGTGTCCAGTAACGTATTACCCTCCAGTACTTTAGGTAGTCGTGCTCTGGATGTCTTCTGTCGTATATTGGACGCTTGATGTTTCTGATCGGGATGTTTTCTTTATCCCAAACTCTTTTTGCTCTTCTTTTGAATGAATTCATATTCGTATATTTGCAGTAAAGCTAAAAAAAAATATGAACAGACCAACACTAAGTATGACTGGAATCGAGAAATGTATTCAGGTCAAGAAAGCAAATGATAAGAAAGAAGAACTAGCCGAAGCTGTCATGGAGGCACTTGCCATGGTTAAGACTAAAGAAGCTCTAGGTTATGGTAAGAAAAAGTGAGATGAAGTGTAACTCTCCACAGAGAACACCATCACATCCAAAAAAATCACATGTTGTCAAGGCTTGCTCTGCTGGAAAGGAGAAGGTTATCCGTTTTGGTGAGCAGGGAGCTAAGACTGCTGGCAAACCGAAGGCTGGAGAGTCTGAGGCTATGAAGAAGAAAAGATCGTCTTTTAAGGCAAGACATAGTAAAAATATTGCAAAAGGGCCAATGTCAGCAGCTTATTGGGCAGATAAGGTAAAATGGTAATGAAAAAGAAATCTACTGTTAACTCTGCTGGCAACTACACAAAGCCAAGTATGAGAAAGGCATTGTTCGAAAAGATCAAAGCTGGAAGCAAAGGTGGTGATCCTGGGGAGTGGTCGGCTCGAAAGGCACAGCTTCTTGCCAGTGATTATAAGAAAAAAGGTGGAGGATACAAATGAAAAAGCAGCAGCAGGATCTAAATAGGTGGACTAAACAAAAATGGAGAACTCCTAGTGGTAAGCCATCTAAGGAGACTGGAGAGGTTTATGCGCCTTCTGCAACTATTTCTAAGTTGAAGTCTACTCCAGCTGGTAGAGCAAAGCTTGCCATGGCTAACAAAGAGAAGAGAGAGGCAACAAAATCTGGAAAACAATACGCTTCTCATGGTCTACACAAGAACAAGAAGAGGTAAAAAGTTGTATATTTGTCAAAACATTTAGCTATGCCATTAAAGTCTGGAAAATCACAAAAAGTGATTAGTGAAAATATAAGAAAAGAGATTAAGGCTGGCAAGCCTAGAAAGCAAGCTATTGCTATTGCTCTTTCTAAAGCTGGTAAAAGTAAAAAATAATTAACCATGGAAGGGCTCGGAGACGTAATTGAAAAGGTAGTTGACTCCACAGGTATTTCTTATGTAGTAAAAAAAGTTGCTGGTAAGAAAAATTGTGGATGTGCTGCTAGAAAAGCTAAGTTAAACGAGTTATTTCCTTTTAAACAACAAGAAAATGGCAGTACAAAAATTACAAGCAGCTAGAGCTGCTGCTGTTACACCAAGTAATACTGTTGATATTCCTAATATTGCAACCCAGGATGGCCTTGGAAACAATGGTTGTGTGTTGTATGTTGGAACTGGAGGTACTTTAAGAGTTACTACCGCTGGTGGTGATGATGTAACCTTTACTGGTATCGTGAGTGGAACATTTGTTCCAGTTCAGGTTATCAAGGTTTGGGCTAGTGGTACCTCAGCTCTAAACATTATAGCATTATGGTAATTGTAATTGGAATAATCATCGGATGAGATTTTCGGACTTTCTATTAGTAAGCGATCCTGGCGATCTAGACTTCATTGTAGGTTATACAGAAGAACAGAACATTAGAATTAGTGTTACTGATTTTTTTGGTGATAACATAACTGGTTCTGGAAATGCAGGATATGTTCCTGTTTTTACATCAAATACCTCAATAGGTAACTCACAGATTTTCCAAGACGGTTCAAACATCGTGATTGGAGGCGTGAATGCCATGGGTTATCGTCTTGCTGTAGGAGGAACTATTTATGCCTTTAACGGAGCTGTAATAGAAACAACTAGCTCAGGTGCTGACGCGCTTAGAGTTATTTCCGAAGGAGAAAACATTTTTGTTATTCCAAATGACTTGGGCCAATCTATTACCAGCTCAAGAAGAATTATTCATCCTCCAGCTGTTCTTACAACTGAGTCTGCAACACTTGGTCAGTTAAATGCTGCTATATCTAACTTAGATGCTGAGATAGATATTTTACTTGCTCTTAAGGTTGATAAGACCTCTGTTGGAGTTGCTAACGGGGTTGCTTCTCTAGACGCAGGTGGTAAGGTTCCATTATCTCAGATTCCTGATTCCATTATTGGTCAGGTTCAGTACATGGGTACTTGGAATGCGCTTACTAATACGCCAACTCTAAATTTTTTAGTTCCAGAAGAAAAGGGACACTACTATGTTGTTTCTGTTGCTGGAGTATTTGGTGGTATTGATTTTCAAGTTGGTGACTGGATTATATCTAATGGGTCTTACTGGGAAAAAGTAGATAACACTGACGCTGTAACTAGCGTGTTTGGCAGAATTGGAGCTATTTTACCTTTAGAGGCTGACTATCAATCTTTTTACCCTAGACTTTCTCAGGCTTACGATAATCCAACATGGATTAACAGCCTTGCATTTTCAAAAATTACTGGCGTTCCTCCATTCCTTTTGGAGAATCAAACTATAACGCTCTCTGGAGACGTTACGGGCAGCGGTAAGACGTCCATTCCTACGACCATATCAAACAACGCTGTGAGCAATGAAAAGCTCAGAGACAGCGTAGGAACTTCTGTAATAGGACGATCTGTATTTAGTACTGGTGATCCTGCTGACATACAGGCAAACTCTGATGGTCATGTTCTATTAAGATCTGCTGGCAACCTTTTGTTTGGTCTTATTTCAAGTGATTCTATCTCTTCTATAAACTGGTCAAAGATTACAGGAACACCAACAACTTTGAGTGGTTACGGTATTACTGACGCTTATACGAAGACTGAGGCAGACAACAAGTTTGTCCCATACACTGGAGCAAGTGCTAACGTGAACCTTGGTTCAAATAACATTAATGCAAACTCTTTTATTAAGGTTGGAGGTACATCTTCTCAGTTCTTGAAGGCTGATGGATCTGTTGACGCTAGTCAATATGTGCCAACAACTAGGTCAATCAATGCTGGTACTGGACTTACTGGTGGTGGTAACTTGTCTTCAGATGTAAATATTTCATTTGATACTACTTGGGGAGATATTAGATACGCATATAGAACTAGACAGCTTACTATTAACGGAACAACTTACGATCTATCAGCAGATAGAACATGGAACGTAGGTACAGTTACTAGCGTAGGTCTTAGTATGCCATCTGCATTTACTGTCTCTAATAGCCCTGTAAATGGATCTGGAACGCTTACTGTTGTTGGTGCTGGTACTACTGCTGATTACATACGTGGTGATGGATCTCTAGCCGCATTCCCTTCTTTAGCAGGTTATGTTCCTTACACAGGAGCTACTCAAGATGTGGACCTTGGAACTTATGGATTAACTTCTGATTTTGTAAGATTTAACACAACTAACACTAGCATACCTTCTGCCGAAGGTGTAATGTGGTGGGATAATACAGATGGAACAGTAAGGCTGTCAGTTCAAGGAAACATATACAGTGTGCCAATTGGTCAAAGTGTTATTTCTAAGGTAAGAAATAATACAGATGTTAATCTACTTAGAGCTAATTATCAAGCAGTAAAAATTTCTGGTGCTCAAGGTCAGAGGCTTGCTGTTACTTTAGCTCAGGCTAATAATGATTTAAACAGCGCATCAACTTTAGGATTAGTATGTGAGAACATATCTAAAAATCAAGAAGGTTTTGTTATAAATATTGGGCAGATCACAAATATAAACACTACTGGAAGTCTTCAGGGTGAAACTTGGAATGACGGTGATGTAATTTATTTGAGTCCAACAATAGCTGGAGCAATTACAAATATTAAACCAGTTGCTCCTCAGCATACTGTTATTCTTGGATATGTTGAGTATGCTCATGCAAACAATGGTAAGATTTATGTAAAGATTGACAATGGTTATGAGCTTGAGGAACTACACGATGTTTCTGCTGAACCATTTGTAAATAATGGATTACTTTACAGAGACACTACTTTAAATCTTTGGAAGAGTGCAACTATTAGTACCATCCTTGGATATACTCCTGCACCTCAAGGTAATTATATCACTGCTCTTACAGGTGAAGTTACTGCTGCTGGTCCTGGATCTGTAGCTGCTACGCTATCAAACTCTGCTGTAACTGGAAAGGTATTGACAGGTTTGAATATAGCAGGAAATGAGATTCTTAGTACAGACTCAATATTAACTGCGTTTGGAAAACTTCAGCATCAAGTAAACCAGTTGGTTGGTGGTCTTCAATATGAAGGAACTTGGAACGCATCGACTAATACTCCTACAATTACTTCAAGTGTTGGTACAGATGGTACTTTTTACATTGTAAGCGTAGCAGGTACAACAAACATCAACGGAATTACTGATTGGCAGGTAGGTGACTGGATCGTATTTCATGATACTGCTTGGCAGAAGGTTGATAACAGTGACTCAGTAAGTAGTGTATTTGGAAGGGTTGGTAATATTGTTGCTAATCAATCTGATTACTCAGCATTTTATCCTTTAATAGCAGACATTAAGGATGGAGTTCTTACTGTCCAGGGTAATGGAGTTCTTTCAGGGTCAGGTACATTTAGTGCAAATCAGGCTACTAACAACACGATTACTCTTATACACAATGCTGTATCTAGAACAGATACAACATCTACTCAAGATCCATCTTTTGGTGGATCATTCACTGCTATCGATAGCGTTACATCATCTGCTGAGGGTCATGTTACGGCTATCAATACTAAGACTGTTACTATTCCTTCTACTGTTGCTACTGCTACACAAACAGGATTATTAAGCAATTCTGACTGGATTACATTTAATGGCAAGCAGAATGTTATAACACTTACAACAACTGGTACAAGTGGAGCAGCTACGTTAGTAGGTTCTACGTTAAATATCCCTAACTACGCTCCTGATTTAAGTGGATACGTAACTTTAGCTACTGATCAAACTATTACTGGCCTTAAAACTATTGTTAGAGGTGGTGATGTATTGAACTTTAAGATTGGCACTGATACTCTTTATGGATTGAGGGTTGCTTATAATCAAAATGAGCTTGTTCCAAGTGGAGAGGCTACATGGAGCTTTGTGAATACATTTAATAGAAATGGAAGCGGTTTTGAAACAACTCCTATCTCATTCTTTAGAGGAGTTCTTGTTACAGGAGAAAGACTTTTAAGTGCGTCTATTAATTCAAACCTTTTAGACTACTACTCAAACAATCCATCTGGTAGATATCCTGTGTACACTTATAATACTGGGGTACAACAGTTTTCTACTGGTATTATTGTTGGAAAGACTACTGGAGTTGTTAACGCTGCAACAGGAGCTATTTCTGACTTGCCTTCTGGTGTTGTTGCTAACTTCAATGGTCGAGTTATTGGATCTAACGCTGTAAACTCGAACGAATTTGTTGCGCTTGGTCAGCTTGGTAGTTATGTTCCAACATCTAGAACTCTCACAATTAATGGAGTAAGTTATGACTTGTCTGCTGATAGATCATGGACTATTACAGCTGGAGTTTCATCGGTAACGGCATCAAGCCCATTGTTTTCAAGCGGTGGTTCTACTCCTAACATTACCATTCAACAAGCAACTGCGTCACAGAATGGATTCCTATCTAGCTCAGATTGGACGACATTCAATAGTAAAGCAAATGCTAATGGTAGCAATGCAAGTGGTACATGGGGCATTAGTATTACTGGTAACGCTGAGACTGTAGATGGATTTAGTGCTTCTCAGTCTAATGTTCCAAATAATATTGTTGTAAGAGACTCTAGTGGTTACATCTTTGGTAGCTATATAAACATGACTGATGATGGTAATCCTGGAGCAGGAACAGCTATTACCTCGTTTATTACCAAGCAGGGAGATAATTATTATAGGTCTGTTTCTCCTACAAATGCAATGTCTTCAATTAGAAGTGTTGCCTCTGGATCTTGGGGAATTAATATTACAGGTAATGCTACCTATGCATTAAACTCGACCAGGCTTTATGCATCAGACGCACCATATACATACGGGGGTTCATCTCCATATTATATGTACATGAATTATGATGGTGGTAGCTATTGGGAACTTAAAGTTTCTCCAGCGACTCCTGGTGCAGTTCGTGTTGCTTATGCTAACAGTGCTGGTAGTGCTGCATCTGCAAGTTCAGTTCCTTGGAGTGGGGTTACAAGTAAGCCATCTTATTTGATGTATTATCAAGGTTTTACCTTGGATGCAAATACAATGGATACCAATGCGACTGGATTCACGTATGGTGTAAACGCACCGTATACTGGACCAATCGCAAGATTTAGTGCAAATGGTGGATACGATCTTTGGTTAAATGCTCCTTATGGTGGGGATGGTTATGGATTAGCTTTCAGAACTAGAAATGGTGACACTGGAACATTTAACTCCTGGAAATATCCTGCTATATATGGGATAAATGTTAATGGAGGAGGAGCATTATATGCTACTATTTATTATGATCAGAATAATACGGCATATTATGTTGATCCAGCTTCAGGTTCAGTACTTTCAGGTAAATTACTATTGAACTCTGACAGTGGAGGTTATGGTCAATTTCAGATCAACTCTTCTAGTATATCTGTTGAATCAACCATTGTATTTGGTTCAGGAGGTTCTGGTCAAAACAGTGGTCAATATACTTATGCTGGGGTAATTGGCTTGGGTGCATACGGTAACTCTAAAGCAAACTTCTATTTTGGAGCTGGATATAGTGGTCCTGCCATGTTTATTCCTAACTCTAGTGCTTATGTTGAGGCTATCAACTCTTTCAGAGCTCCTATTTTCTATGATTCTAATAATACTGGATATTATGTAGATCCTGCATCAGGATCTAGAATGAACTCTATAACGTATGATAATCTTTACTTTTCAGGAGATTCCACTTATGGATTCTTAGGAAGAAACGTATATGCAGATACAGTAAATGGTAGAGGATCAGATCCTTTAGAACTTAATTACTATGATGGAGGTGGTGTAATTATTGGCGCAGGAGGTACCAAATCTTTAACAGCTGGAGATATAAGCGCTAATTATAATTTAGTAGCAAGAAGTAATACAACAAGTGGTGCAGCTGGAGGAGTAATTAATTTAGGTGGTTCAAGTGCGGATCCATCTTCATTAGGTAATGGAGGTATAATAGGTCTTACTTGGGGACTTAGATCAGATAGCTCTCCATATTATATGGTTAAATCCACTTATCAATCTTATGGATCTTATTCATATAATAGACTAGATTTATCTTGGCATACTGGAATAATAATAGGAGCAGATCCAACTTATAATGGAGTTCGTTTTTATAATAACTCATTGAATGTTGCGACTGGTATATTATTTAGTGTTGGAGATGGAGATAGTGCAGTAAGAGCGATTAATTCTATTCGTACTCCTATATTCTATGACTTAAATAACACTTCATATTATGTAGATCCTGCTAGTACATCTTTATTAAATTATTTAAGAGTAGAAAATCAGTTTTACGTTGGTAATGGTAGTCAAATTAATATTAATTATGATCAAATTTGGAGACCAGATGGAGGCCAGATTCATATAGGATATAGTGCTGCCAATAATATTCAATTAAATAATGGAGGTGGGTATACTTATTCTATTACATCTCTAAGAGCTCCAATATTTTATGATTCAAATGATACTTATTATAATTTAGATCCTAACTCAACATCTAGAGTTAATGTACTATTAAGCCTTAGCCTTAGGAATAATTACACTGTAGATGTAGATCATGCGTATGGTATTTATTTTGATTCAGGAGGATCTACTGGTTATGCAATATATCGTGAAAGCGGATCTTGGGCTTTTCCTTATCCTGATTTAAGAATTTCATTCCATACAGGAATTAAACTTGGAGCTAATGCTTCTTACAACGGTATAAGATTCTATACGGATACTGACATGGGAACACAAGTTATGTCAGTTAATAATGGATCAGATGGATTTGGTGGAGGTAATGTTTACATCAATAATAGCCTTTGTGTCGAAGCAGCGATTCAAACAGGAGGTTGTGGTTTTGTTCGTGCATCAGCTGCTAGTTGCTATGATGGAATTAATACATTGTATTGGTATGGATTAAATGGCAATACTAATTCCTATTGTGTGAATTGGAGTGTAGGTGGTTGTGGATTTAGCTTTAATAGTTACGGAAATAGTGCTTACTTAAATCAATATCAAATTGTAGTTTCACCACCATCAGGCGAGTGTTTCTATTATGATTCTTGGAGTGGTGACGTTTACATTGGAGGAACTCTTTATCAAAATTGGTATTCAGATTGCAAATACAAAGAGAATATTACAGAGATTGATTCAGCTCTTGATAAGATTGAAGCAATGCGTGGTGTTGAGTTTGATTGGAATGAACTAGGTGAAGAAGAAGCATTTAGAAAAGGACATGAGGTTGGAGTGATTGCACAAGAAGTTCAAGCTGTATATCCTCAAGCGGTAAGAGAAGTTTCTAAAGAAAGAGAAGATCATGTGGTAACTGCTCTTGTTGTTGACTACGAAAAGTTTACGCCTCTTCTTATTCAATCAATAAAAGAGCTTAAGGTCCAAGTTGATAACATAAAATCTAGATTAGATGCAAGCGGTTTATAATTGGAAAATAGGAAAAATAGAAGCTAAAAAAAGCTTTACAGATAAGTTTGGTAACGTAAGAGAAAATGTAATCAAATCAGTAGAACTTATATTTGTTGGTGAAAAAGAAGATGATAAAAAAGAATATACGACTAACGTTTCTTTTAACTTGATAGATCTTTCTGACTTCAAAGATGCATCAACACTTTCAAAAGAAGAAGTGCTTCAATGGGCACTTGTAAAAATTAATCCTAAAGAAAAACAGTATATAGAAAAAATTGTTAAATTGCAGCTCAATGAAGAAGAGTCAAAAACTCTAATAATAGAATTGTAATTTAATGAATATCATACTTGAAGTAAATGGTGGTCTTGGCAAGAACATAGCATCAACTGCTTTTTGTGCAAGAATAAAAAAAAAGTATCCTCAAAGTAAATTGATAGTATTTACATTTTGGAAAGATGCTTTTTTAAATAATCCTAACGTAGACGTTTGTCTTGGTAAAGGAGAAGATCCAGATTTTTATGAGAAGTATATAGAAAATCAAGAAGTGTTATTCTTACTCAATGATCCATATTTATCTAATGGTCACATGAATAAGATAGAACATTTGATACAGTCATGGTTCTCAATGATTGGAGAAGAATACAAAGACGAATTACCAGAACTATATTTTACCAAACAAGAAGAGCAATATTACACACAGTTCTTCAAGTTTCCAAAGGATGTATTTATAATACAAGCTAATGGTGGTGGGCCTCCTCAGCAAGGAATGGATTCATATAATTGGGCTAGAGACATGCCACCAAATATAGTTCAGAGAATTATTGACAAATATAAAGATCAGTATTCTGTAGGTGTTGTAAGAGCAGAACATCAAATTAAATACAACAACTGTCTAGACTTTAAAGACAAGTGGAGGATGATTGCAATAGGAATGAAATCTTCAAAGAAGAGACTATTTATAGATAGTTCCTTTCAGCATATTGCAGCTGCATTGAACTTACCATCTACAGTTGTATGGAGTGTTACAAGCCATGACATATTTGGATACAAAATACATGAAAATATTTTAGCAAATCCACATACAAAATATCAAAAGCCTACTGACATGATAAATAGGTTTAGACTTGTTGAGCCTTTGCAAAATATGCCTTATGAGAGTTTTAATGATATTTTTAGTTTTGAAAAAATAATTCAATCTATCGAAAATCAATGAAGGTAGAAATATCAATTGGAGAGTTAATAGATAAGTGGACAATACTTAAGATAAAATCTGAGAGAATTTCAGATCAAAGTAAACTTATAAACATCAAAAAAGAGATAGAGTATCTGTATAATGAAGTTTTAAAAATAAAAGGTCTTATTAATGATGATCTTTCCGAAAATCTATTGAAGGTTAATCAAATGTTATGGCAAGTTGAAGATGATTTAAGAGTCTTTGAATCCAATAATATTTTTAATGAATCATTTGTATCTTCAGCTAGAAGCGTTTATAAGTTAAATGATTTAAGGGCTTCTATTAAGATGAAAATTAATTTAAAATATAACTCTAACTTTGTAGAAGAAAAATCACACATTTAAAGATAAAAAAAATGATTTACACATGGAAAGTTACTGGCATGAAGGGCATTGACTTGCCTAACGAGCCAAACGCAATTATCCAGACTTACTGGACAAAGACAGGAGTTGATGAGCAAGGTAACGAGGGAGTATTCTCTGGGGCAACTCCATTTCCTCCTAGCTCAATTGATCCAGACAACTTTATTCCTTACGATCAGTTGACAGAAGAGATTGTACTTGGATGGATTCAAGCTGTTGTTGTTGGGTCTTATGAAGAGCATGTAAACGCTCAGATTCAAAAGCAGATTGATCAATTGAAGGTTAAGGATGAACCACTTCCTTGGGCTCCTCCAACTCCTGATCCAACTCCTGGTGCAGAGTAAAAAATAGTAGTATATTTGTCAAAAATTAAATATTTATGAAACTCAAATTAAAAGACCTAGTGCTCTTAAGACAAGAGCTTAATGGATTGTCTGATCGGACAACTGGACAAATTTTCTACAAAGGTCTCCTACTACAGGAGATTCACTTCAAGGCAAAGTATCAGCTTTCAAAACTTTCTAAAGAAATTGAGAAAGAGATTGAGGAGCTTTCTGAGTCTGAGAAGGAACTATTCAAGAAGTATTTCGGAGAAACGGAGCCAGAGCAAACAAAGGAATTCTTTGAAAGCGAGGAATTTATTAACTATAGCAACGAAAGAGCTGAGTTGTTTGACACTGAGATTGACTTCAAAGACTTCTACTTTAACGTAGATGATTTTGACTTTAAGTCAAGTGAGTCGTATCCAGTTTTTATCGACTTATTCCTTAAATAGTTATATTTGTATCCATGAAGGATACAGTATTAAACATGGTAAAGAACTCCCATTTCAGCAGACGCTGTGGTGGGATTTCTTTTTGTCAATAGATTAGCAAGATGCAAGTAAAAGCCCTATCCCCCTGGACTATCAGCGATAACATCACATTTGGATTTCACTCAGCATTCATTGGTACGCCAGTGATATACCTATTCGAGAGGTATGTATTTAATGACTGGGACTTTCTAGTAAGCATAGGGCTTCTAGTTTTATTTGACACCGTGTTCGGTTCTTGGCTCGCAATTAAAGAGAAAAGATTTAGTGCCACAAAAGGCATGAGTGGCTTTATTAAGAAACTTGGTTACATAGCAATGTCAGTAATGCTTATTGGTATAATTGACAATGCAAAGATTGGAGGTAAGGAAAGTTTCTTTAGCGACATTATTGATTCGGCAGCTTTATCAGTACTTATGGCATTTGAGGCTGTTTCAGCGATTAAAAACCTTTACAAACTAAACCCTCCAAAATCCGTTAAGAGTCCTTTAGAAAAAATATTGAAAAGGCTATCTAACTGGATGGAGTCATGGTAAGAGATTTACAGAAGTCACTTGGTGTTAAAGATGACGGGCTTATTGGCAAAGTAACTGTAAATAAGTTCGCGGAAAAGCACAAGTTAAACGCAGTAGAGTGTGCTCATTTTTTTGGACAGTGTGATCATGAGACTGCTGGATTTACAGCGTTTGTTGAGAACCTTAATTATTCAGCTCAAGGATTATTAAAAACTTTTCCAAAATATTTCAATGAAAAAACTGCTATGGCTAACGCGAGGAAGCCTCAAAACATTGCTAACATTGCTTATGCTAACAGGATGGGTAACGGTCCAGAATCGTCAGGAGACGGATGGAAGTACAGAGGAAGAACACCTATTCATCTAACTGGTAAAGCAAACTACGAACAAGCTTCAAAGCACTTTGGTATCGACTTTGTAGAGAATCCAGATCTTACACTTCAGTATGGTTTTGAGATAGCCTTGTGGTTCTTCAAAAAAAATCGCATATTTGCATTATGTAAAGATTTGTCTGACGAATCAATAACCGCTGTAACTAGGCGAATAAATGGAGGACTAAATGGAATTGATCAACGAATTAAAAAAACTAAAAAGTATTTCCATCCGTAGGTACTACACTCATCTACTCGCTGTAGTTGTTGGTTTTGTATTTGGAGTGCTTTCTATTCAGGAGAAAGAAGAGAAGGTTAAAATCAAGTATGAGACAAAGAACGTACCGTTTAAGGAGTATGTATTCATTGATGTCCCAAAGCCAAAGTACGTTAGAGATACTGTTATTAAAGAAGTAAAGTATCCAGTAAATGTTTTTGAGGGTGTACAGAAGACTGAGTTTGGAGATCTAGGTTATAAGGCTTCAACCGCTGGTCATCTTTTAGATCTAGAATTTAAACCAGATTTTCAGATCCCAGTAACAAATACAATAGTTGAAAAGACAATAGAGCGTTCGTCATTGTACGCAAACGCATCATACACAATTAACAATCACTTATCTGTAGGTCTAACATTTGTTCACAAGAAGTGGGAGCTAGGTTATAGCAGAGGTCTTGACAATTCAAACACAATAAGAATAGGAAGAAGAATATTTTAATAACAATCAAATGGCACAAATTGAAAAAACACAACTAGAAAAGATCCACAGTCTACGAGTAGCTTACGCAACAGCTAAGTTGAGAATTGCTGAGATCGAAATTGAGAAGCAGGGTCTTTTCATTCAACTATCAAAGGTATCTGAAAAGATTGCTGAAGAAGAGGAAGCTATTAAGGCTGAGTTCGGAGAGGACGCAGTTATCGACCTTAAGACGGGTGAGGTGACCAATGGTAATTCGTAAAGTATCTATCGGTGCAGACTACAAGGGTAGTTCTATGCACTACGTTGTAGGTCAATCTGTTTTCAACGACACTTACAGAATACATCTTATTAGAGAGGTCAATAGACGTATCGAGATATTTGTTATTCACGGTGAAGAAGGATCAGGTGAGATTTATCTATGGAAGACCTTCAACGAGAACATGCCAGCAACTTTAGAATTTAATCTTGATTTTGAATGAGGTCACCATTTCACTTTATTGTAGAGCCAGTAGGTGGTTCTAGGTACGATAACGTGAAGAGCATTGGAGGTATAGACTTTATTACTAGCACTTCAAAAGAAGATCACAAGGCATCTAATAGGCACGCTAAAGTTTTGGCTACACCTATTGGGTATACTGGAGACGTTATGCCAGGGGATATTGTGATTGTTCACCACAACGTATTTAAGTACTACAACGACATTCATGGCAATGAGCGTAGTGGCAGATCACATCTATTCGACAGCATCTTCTTGATTGATGATGATCAGTTTTACCTGTACAAGAGAGATGGAGACTGGAAGGCTCATTCACGGTATTGCTTTGTTAAACCAGAGAAACGAATGGATAACTACATTCTTTCAAAGATTGGAAACGAAGAATACTTGAGAGGAACTCTTATATACCCTAACCAAGATCTTATTGACAAGGGATTGAAGAGCGGTGACAAGGTTGCCTTTACTCCAGAAAGCGAGTATGAGTTTGAGATAGATGGAGTTACACTCTACAGAATGTATTCTAAAAATGTTTGCATAGAACTAAATGGAGTTAAATGAAACAAAGAGAAAGATTATCAGTGCTGGCCGAAAGGCTGTGATGCACTTGATAGAGGTTGCCGAGGAGAGGATTATCTCTGGTGGCGAAGAAGACCTTTCTGCTGACAAGTTAAAGAACGCTGCTGCCACTAAGAAGCTGGCAATATTTGATGCGTTTGAGATACTTGATCGCGTTGAGGCAGAGGAAGAACTTCTAAATAAAACAGACAAGGATGAAACTGGAAAAGGTGGATTTGCTGAACGAAGAGCAAAGAGACACGGGTAAATCCCTGTACACAATCATTGATGTTATACCCGAAAAGGATAGAATCAAGGGTAATACCAAAAAGATATACCAGTACGGGTATAACTCTGAGTATGACCTTGTGGTTATATCTAAGGATGGTACCATTGGTGAAATATATCAGATCAACGGTTTAAAGGTTGCACTACCAGAGGATCCTAAGAAAGTTTACAGCAGATCTGCAAAGAAAGAAGATCAGTACTGGGAGAGGTTTGAATTTCCTTCAGCACTTTCTAAGATAAAGTCAATCTTCCAGTGGAACAAGATGCCACTCCAGTTTAGAAATACTTGGGTTGATTACATTGACACTGAGTTTGACAGGAGAGACAATGGTTTCTGGTTTAAGAACAACGGGGTATCAACATACATTACTGGTGGTCACTACATGTACTTGCAGTGGTCTAGTATTGACGTTGGTTTCCCAGACTTCAGAGAGGCTAACAGAATACTTTACATTTACTGGGAGGCTTGCAAGGCTGATCCAAGATCGTTTGGAATGGTGTACTTGAAGATCAGACGTTCTGGTTTCTCGTACATGGCAGATGGTGAGATTGTTAACATCGGTACAAACATTCACAACGGACGTATAGGTATACTATCCAAGACTGGTCCAGATGCAAAGACGATGTTTACGGATAAGGTTGTGCCTACGTTTAGGAATTATCCGTTTTTCTTTAAGCCTATTCAGGACGGTATGGATAACCCAAGAACTGAGCTGGCATTTAGAATACCATCCTCTAAGATCACGGCAAAGAACTTTAAGACTATGCATGATGAGGAGGAGCCAGAGGAAGGTCTTAACACTACCATTGACTGGAAGAACAC